CTGTGGGATATGCCTAGCAATCGTGGGTATATTCATATTGTTGCTGTTATGCAAAAATTCTTCGATCAAGCGATTTCTGGAAACTGGTCCTATAATCCAGAAAATTACCCAGATAATGAAGTTCCTACTTCAGTAATGGCACACGATATGCTTGAAACTTATCGTCTGGGACACAAAACAGCATATTATCAAAATACTTATGACCATAAAACTGATGAAGTAGTAGAAGAACCAAAACAGGACCTTCAATCAATTCTTCAAGAACTTTCTGATGCTGACGAAACAACTTGTGATAGTTGCTCTATTTGACAAAAGTGTAAAAACCTATTATTATAAATAGTAATAGGTTTTAATAATATCTATGTCTGGATGCATTTATCTAATAACCAATAAAATCAATAATAAAACTTATGTTGGAAAGACAATGAACTCTTTGAAAAAAAGATTTTATAGTCACTGCTATGATGCCACTAAAAGAAGTTCAACAACATATCTTCATCGGGCAATTAGAAAGTATGGAAAAGACAATTTTATTATTGAAGAAATTGAAAAATGTGAAGATAATTTAGGTTTTAGAGAAATGTTTTGGATTTCTAAATTAAAACCGGAATATAATCAAACTCTTGGTGGTGATGGTGGTATGCTTGGGTATTCTCATACAGAAAAAACGAAGCAACTATTGTCATTAAAAAGAAAAGGAAAGTTTCTTGGAGAAGAAAATTCATTCTACAATCAAACACATACCGAAGAACAAAAAGAAAAGTGGAGTAAAATGAGAAAGGGACAACCATCTCCTTGTGGATTTGCTGGAAAATCACATAAAGAAGAAAGTAAATCTAAAACTTCTCAAACACTAAAAAACAATCCAAACATAAAAAGAACCAAAGTATTCCAGTATGATATTGAAGGAAACTTTTTAAGAGAGTTTCAATCTATTAGTGATGCTGCTAAATTTGTAGAAACAAATCCTTCTAACATTAAATATACCTGTGAAGGAAAATTCAATCACTGTAAAGGATATAGGTGGAGTTATGTTAAAATATAATAGACCTATGAACTTCTTTGAGAAACTCCAAGTTGGTTGGTGGTGGATTGGAGAAATCTTTGATGAATGGTTCTATACTATGAGAATTGAAGACGGAGAGTTGTTTAACTATCTTCAAAGTGATTATGTTGCTTATGAAGAAGAAATGTATTATGAAACCCAAATATTTTTTGGAGGTAAATAGAATGTGTAGAATTTTTCCAAAAGTTAATTTAAACAGAGGAGGAAGATTGTGAGTCTTGTAAGATTTAAAACAGGTTTGGAGGAAAAAGCAATGGTCGAATCAATGACCGTCTTTAACCCTCAGGAAGTAGATACCAAAAAGCAACCTATGTTTTTTGGACAACCACTAGGAATCCAAAGATATGATTCTTACAAATATCCAATCTTCGATAAACTAACAACACAGCAACTGGGTTATTTCTGGAGACCCGAAGAGGTTTCTCTTCAAAAAGATCGTAGCGACTATCATATGCTACGCCCAGAACAAAAACATATCTTCACCAGCAACCTGAAGTATCAGGTAATGCTGGACTCAGTTCAGGGTCGTGGACCTGGTATGGCATTTGCTCCATACTGTTCACTACCTGAATTAGAAGCGTGTATGAAGGTATGGGAGTTTATGGAAATGATTCATTCCCGTTCATACACTTATATCATCAAGAATGTTTATTCAGACCCATCTGAAGTCTTTGATACGATTCTAAAAGAGGATCGTATTATGGAACGAGCTGTCAGTGTGACTGAGGCATATAATGATTTTATCAATAGTGCTCATCACTATGATAATTCGAATGAGTGGGTTCATGTTTTGGAACAAGTACCATACGCACAAGAGGCAAGGTATGAACTCAAGAGAAAACTATTCAGAGCAGTTGCAAATGTTAATATTCTTGAAGGTATTCGCTTTTATGTCAGCTTCGCTTGTAGTTTTGCGTTTGGCGAACTCAAGCTTATGGAAGGAAGTGCAAAGATAATCTCGCTGATTGCGCGTGATGAGAACCAGCATCTGGTTATTACTCAGAACATTCTAAACAAGTGGAAAGAAGGTGATGACCCTGAGATGGCAAGTATTGCTAAAGAAGAAGAACAGTGGTTCTACAAGACATTTGAGAACGCTGTGAATCAGGAAAAACTCTGGGCAGAATATTTGTTCAAAGATGGTTCGATGATTGGTTTGAATGACAAATTGCTACAACAGTATGTCGAATGGATTGCGAACCGTAGAATGAAAGCAATTGGACTCAAACCACTTTATGATATTCCTGCGAAGAACAACCCATTGCCTTGGACTGAGCATTGGATTTCTTCTAAAGGACTTCAAGTAAGTCCACAGCAAACGCAAGTACAGTCATATATTGTTGGTGGCATTAAGCACGATGTCACTGCTAATACATTTAGCAATTTTCAACTTTGACAAATACAAGAAACTGAAATATAATATTATATAAATAGTATTAGAGTTCAGTTTCTTACTTATGTATTATGTTTATGAATTAATAGACCCGAGAGTTAATCTTCCTTTTTATGTTGGAAAGGGAAAAAATGATAGGGTCTATTTTCATTTGTCTGAAAAATCGAGAGCAAAGAGTGATAATGAAAGAAAATTTAATAAAATACAAAAAATAAGAGAATGTGGATATGAACCTGAGATTAAAATAGTAAAATATTTTGATAATGAAGATGATGCTTATTTTTATGAGGAATTATTGATACAAAAATATGGAAGAATACGATATGATGAAAATGGTATATTAACAAATATATGTGAAAGTTCTAGACCTCCCAAATTAAAAGGAAGAACTTATAAAGAAATGTATGGTGATAACTGGGAAGAGCAAATAGAAAAAAGAAGAAAGGCGCAAATAAAAGCAGGTGGGTATGGACCTAAAAAACATAGTGAAGAAACTAAAAAGAAAATAAGCGAAAAAGTTTCTGGTAAAAATAATCCAAGTTATGGTATTCCTTGTAGTGAAGAAAGAAAGAGAAAAATAAGTGAAAGGGCAAAGGAAAGATTTGCCGAAGGTTTTAAATCTCCATCATCAGTAACTTATCTTTTGATAAGTCCTTCCGGAGAAAAATTTGAGGTATTTGGAGAACTTAAAAAGTTTTGTAAATCTCAAAATATTTCTTATGCTACTATGCACGCAGCAATACTTTATGAAAGAAAAGGACCGAGAAAAAATGGATGGTCAATTGAGAAAATTTAGAGTATCACTACCTGAAGATGAGTGTGTGATGAAACTTCAGGAGTATTGTAAGTTTTCTTCTACTTTACTGAAGATCCCTGTTATTAAAAAACCATTATGTATTGATGCAAACTGTCACAATAATGTAAATCATTATGTGAATACTTATGGTGGAGAAAAGATAAGTGGATACTATTTGATTACAGATACTGAAGATGAAACTTATGGATGTGCAATATATCATAGTATCTGGAAAAATACTTATGGAGATCTAGTTGATATAACTCCATTTGAGGATGGCAGAGAATATAATATGTTTTCCGTTATGAATACTACAGAATATTACTCTGGGGTTGCATATGATGGAAAAGGATATAAATTATTAGAACCAGGACTTAACATAATATAATGTTACCAAAGATACTTTCTCAGGATTCCAACTATGATGAATGGTGTGAACAGGAAATCCTGAACGCATATCAAGAAGCTGCAGAGTGTGATGAGTTTCTTTTTGGAGATTATAACTACACCAAAGAATGGTTGGGCAATTGTAACGACGATGTGAAATGAGGGTCTTCGGACCCTCTTTTTTATAAATAAAATTAGAAAAGAAATAAAAGAAAAAAATGTCTGAACTTTCAACCAATGAAGCACGAAAATTGATGGAAGTATATAAATCAATGTGTGCTCCTCAACAAGAAAATCTTTCAGAAGAAGTGGAGCAGATTGATGAAAAAATGGATGTATTTTCCGCTATTAAAAATACTCCATCTCCAATTTTTACAGGACAAAAACCAGCACAGCAACCAAGAAGGGGAATGGGAGGTGCTTTTGATAAACTAGTATCTAATACCAAAACTACACAAGCAGCGGCAACTAAGTTTTTTACAAAAGGATTAAAACCTGCTGCTGCGAAACCAGCACCTGCAAAACCCGTTGCTGCTGCAAGACCTGCTGCTCCCGCAAAACCCGTTGCTGCTGCAAGACCTGCTGCTCCCGCAAAACCAGCGACCGCAGCAGCAAAACCAGTAGCTGCTCCAAAACCTGCTATAGGGTCTTTAGGTGGAGTTAAGTTTGAAAGAAGAACTCCAACTTCTGCCGAACTCAAAGCAGCTCAAGCAGCAAGAGAGGCAGCAAAACAAGCAGGAAAATCAAAATCAGAACAAGAATTATCAGCACTTAAATCTGCTGTAGAAGTATCAAAAGTCAAAAAAGAAGAGTATGATGCCTACGACCTCGTTCTTGAGTACCTCCTCTCACAGGGGCATGTAGAGACCGTAGAAGAGGCACTTTATGTGATGATGGAGATGGATGCAGAAGTCATTCAGGGTATCGTTTCTGAGCAATCTAATACTCTTATTACGCCTGAGCAAAGAAGAGCGGACGAACTAAAGTATGGTATGAAGAGAACTACTCCAGTACCTCCTTCTAAACCTGGTGGAACGAAACAAAAACCAGGTTCTAGAATGCCTTTATGATAAGATTCTAACATAACTTAAAGCACCTCTTGACAGGGGTGCTTTTTTATTGCTAGAATCGCTTTGCTAGGGTTGAAGATAAATAATAGCTCATAAAGATTCTTAGTATGAGTTATGAAAATCCCTGGAGATTCAATGGGGAAATTTTTGAGTCTTCTGATATTCAAGATAATTTTGGTTTTGTTTATCATATTCACTGCAGTAAAACTGGTCGTAGTTATATTGGTAGAAAGTATTTCTGGTCTTTCCGCACACCAAGAGGAAAATCTAGAAAAGTTAAGTCAGAGTCCGATTGGAAAGTATATTACGGTTCCTGTCCTGAACTCAAATCCGATATTAACATTTGGGGAAAAGCATCCTGCGACAGAAGAATACTTAGCCTCCATAAAACCAAAGGACAGTGTAATTACGAAGAAACAAAACAGCTCTTCCTAAATAATGTGTTGATTGAGTCTCTTGACGATGGGAGTCCAGCGTATTACAATAGTAATATTCTAGGACGCTACATGCGAAAAGATTATGGAAACTTTGGAAAAGACTCTGAGACAATCACATGATTGGGCAGTTGATCGCATACATTTCCTATGTGAAGAAAAAAATATTGAAGATGCCCATGCGATTCAATCTGAGTTTAGTGAATGGTTGAATCCAGATATTCCAGAGCATGATGTTTTTTCATTAGAATTCATAGGAGAAGAAAATGACACTAGATCTTCATAACTTTTTTAAGTTTTATGATGAGAAGAACGCCAATCATGTCGCGGCTGTTCAGTGGTTGGAAGATAAACTTCCAGAAAAATTCCTAGACGATGCAGAGACTGATTGGATTGGTATTTTCAGAACAAAACCACCAACTCCAGCGGTTCTTGATGTCCCATATTTCAATCAAGTAGATAACTATAGAGATGCACATAGAACTTGTAACAGTTCATCGTGCGCTATGTGCCTTGCATTCCTCAAACCAGGAAGCATCAAAGGTGATGATGAGTATGTTAAGAAAGTATTTGCGATTGGCGACACGACTGACCATGCGGTACAGACAAAAGTTCTCGCAGGTTATGGCATTAAGTCACACTTTAGTTACAATCTTTCTTTTGCTGACATTGATAAGAGTCTTGATGCTGGGAAACCTGTTGTTATTGGTATCCTTCATCGCGGTCCTTTATCTGCTCCTACTGGTGGGCACATGTGTGTAGTCATCGGTAAGACACCAGATGGTAAGGGATACTTTGTAAATGACCCATATGGTTCTCTAAATGATAACTATACTGGTCCAGTCACAAATGGTAAGAAGACCATTTACACCAAAGCAGTTCTCAAGCATCGCTGGTGCCCTGGTGGCAACGATGGTTGGGGTCGTATTTTTGACTGATTACTAAAGGAGAACAACAATGGCAAGAGTAGATTTACACAACTTCTTTCAATTCTATGATGAAAGAAATCCTAACCATGTGAAAGCAGTTCAATGGTTAGAAGATAATCTCCCCGTTGAATATCTTGGTGATAATGTAGAGTGGGCGGAGATTTTTAGAGGAAAAAAGACTAGTGCTGCACCAGCCCCTGCCGCTGCTGCAGCTCCTGTAACTGGTGGTG